TCTGGAAGAATACATAGGAAAGCCGTATTACAATAAGCGTTATGGTTTTTATTCAATAATCACTACGAAAGATAGGAAAAATTATTTTACTCAGCTTTTGTGGAGGAAAATTGATGCTGATGTTATAAATTACTTTGTTGCTAAAGGGAAATTGTATTTTGCTCTTAGTAACGGTATTTACGAGTCTTTTGCTGGTACGCAATACTTCATACCTTTTCTAGTTTCCAAACAGTACGACTTTGGAGATGTTTCTATTTACAAGAATGTTAGAAAAATCAAGGTTGACACTAATTATTGGGTTAGAACGAGCGACCCGAACTTTGAGGCTTACTTTCCTGCTTACATAACGAACAGTGATTCTACTCCTCAAAAGTTAAGTTCAATGATAGACCAGTTTACAGTATTGCAGACGAGAAGTGTTTTTCTTTATTCACAGCCGTTACAGTACATAGAATTGTGCGTCGGGTTGCCTAAAGTGGGACAGTATGTTAATTTTTATACTTCTGTAGGTAGTGTTAACTGGACTACGAGTGATGGAGTTAATGCTGTTTTTACAAATACTATTTTTTATCTTGGAGAATCAAATGGTACTCCTATTTATTCAAATGAGCCTAAACTTGATACCCAAATAGAGATAAGAAGCTTTAGTGTGGAAGGAACTATAGGAGCAAGAAACAGAAACTTAAGAGGATTATAGTGTGTACATTTCAAAGCTTCCAGTCAAAGGGAAGTTTGCTTATTCAAATGTTCCAGATATTGACTTTTTGCAAAAGTACAGCGAGCAACACTTTGAAGAGCATCAGCTAATCGTAAGCGGAATCAATGCTTTACTTGATTATCTTGGAAAGCCTAAACTTAAAAATGTTGAGGAATTTGGTTTAGTTATCTGGGACAAAACTCAGTGGGAAATTTTCTTTAAAAAAAACTTTGAGCAACATCTTTTGTTTTATTCTAAACTGAACGAAATAGGTTCAAGCTTAACTGTACCTGTTTTCGTAGCTCCTAAGCTTTATCCTTCTATGAAACCTGACTTCCCTTTAGAAACTTTCTTTTTTTACGAATGGCAAATACATAACTTAACTATGAACGCAATAAACAAAATAAATCAAACATTGGGGATATAATATGTGGCTACCAAGCCAGGTTTTTGAAAAGCTCGTGTTTTTAGGTGGTGCTGAAGTGTTACAAATGTTAAACGACTTTAATTGCTTTTATATCACTCTTAAACTCATTGAATCAGGATTGTTTGCTTATTATCGTGCTGAAAAAGAATGTCTCGTTATTTACGGATTCATTGACGAATGGAATGGGAAAATAGACGAATCTCTTTATAAAGAGCTTTTGCAGTGCAAAAAGAGTGGAAGGTATGCTTTTGTTTTGTGGGTTGCTGGCAATATTGACTTTGAGCTTATGAGGTTGTTTGTTAATCGTAATTTGAAAACTTGTGAAAAAATGGTATTCTATAGACATAAGTATAATCGCTGTAGTGAAATAAATTTAAGGAGGTTTAAAAAATGAGTTGGGCAGCAGTGGCAGGTGCAGCGTTAGCAGCAGAGGTTGGATTAAGCATATACAAAGCGTTGAATCCTCCTAAAATCAAAGTTGAAACTCCACACTTGGACGAAAATCTCTTGTCTCAGTTAAAAACCAAAATTAATTCTATGAGTACTTTAAGTGATGTTGCAAGAGTCAATGTAACTGAAGCACTTGAGAAGTACAGAAAAGGAGAACTTACTCCACAGTACAAAGCTATGCTTGATAGATGGTGGAAAGAAAACTTGCAAAAGTTAGAGCAAACATTAGCAGCAAGAGGGCTTTCTCATTCTTCAGTTGCAATGTCTGCTTTACAAGACTTGTCTGCTAAGTATCAGGAGTTAGCAGGGCAGTTGTTACAAAAGCAATTGTATGACTCTTTAAGAATAGCAGGATTAACTGATGCAGACATTAGACAGATAGAGCAAACTTTAAACCTTGACTTAAGGGCACAGGCTTATAGGGCACAAACAGAGCTTGAGAAAGAAAGAATAAAGTATGGTGTACAGAACAGTGCAATGAATACTTTAGGAAGCACTTTATCTTCTTTTGCTCAGCTTTTTGGTAGGCAAAGTGGTTCTAGTAGTGGCACTGCTACTGGCATTGCTTCTTTAGGTGGTGGTGGATTAAAACAAGAATTTGACGAAAATAAGCTTACAATTGGATAAGGGAGGAAGCTATGGGTCTTTTTGATAGCATTAAGCACTTTTTCCAAAAAGTATTTGAAGACACGGAAAAGTTTTTCTTCCATAGCCACGGGTTTCCAACACCTCAAGATGTACAAAAAACTTTTCAGGAAACTCAAAAGCGTTACATAGAGAGTCGTCCTTGGATTCAAGCAATAAAGAAAATACAACAAAGTAATTACACGCTGCCTAACTGGAGCAAAATATTGAGTCTTTATAGAGCAAAAGAAGACGAGTTTAAAGGTAATCTTAACAAGATTGTGCAGGAAGAAATGAAAGCTTTGGGTGCACTTGAGTCGCAAAGAAAGCACGGAGAGATGGGACTTGCTTCTTTAATAGCTGGTGCAATAGGAAGAAGTGAAACTCCTTTAATGGGATTTTTTAGAAACAAGCTTTTTGGTTTAGAAAAAGAAGCACGAGAGAAGTACGGCAAGCAAAAGTCTATCTGGCAAAAAGACATTAGTTCAGTGCACGACGCTTTAGCTAAGCTTTCAGACAAAGACTTTCAAAACAAAATAGCAAAACAAATGCACTTAGCTAGATTATATCATACTTTACTTAAAGAAAAAAATATGGAAGCTTTAGCTAATGTTGGATTGAAATTAAAGCCTATTTATGAGTCTTACAGCAACTTTTTTAATAAGCTAAAGGAGAGCCTCTTAAATCTAGGATACAGTCAGGAAGAAGTTGACGAGTACTTAAAAGCGTTAAGTCCAGACTTACCTTACGAAGGAAACCTTGAGTCTGAAGGTGGAATAGCTCATCCTTTAACTATGGCTCAAGACATGAAGCCAGAAGATAAAGACAAGTTTATTATTCCTCACTTAGACGAAAGTTTTAAAGAAGAAGACAAAACCTTGCGTCAAGCTGGAAGCAGTCAAAAACTTGACGAAAGAAAATTTATTATTCCTAGAGTGGAAAAACAAGAGCAAACTTTCCAAACTGGTAAACAGCAGACAAAGCCTATACCAAGAGCTAAACCTGTTCCCAAGATAGATGTTGGCAAACTAGCCGTTTAAGGAGGAAACGATGAGTCTTTTAAATTTGATAGAGAAAACGGTAAAGGAGATAAGTGAGAAAGGCAAGCCTGCGTTAGAAACTCTTGCTAAAAAAGTTCCTTCTTCTGTTAAGAAAGTTGGCACTATTGCAGAGAAAGGAGCAGAGCTTGCTGAAAAAACTGGTGTTAAAAGGATTGCCAAAGGTGTAGCAAGTTTGGCAGAAAACCCATTTATCAGTTATCCTGCAGGTACTGTTTTGTGGGTCTTAACGAATCCTACTAAAACAAATGCTCCAGACGAGATGTATAAATACGATGTTAAGGAACAGAAAAAGGACATAAAGAAGCTGGCAGAGTTAGGATTTCAGCCAAAAGAGATAGCAGCAATCATTGAAGCTCAAAAGAATCTTTACGAAGATCCAGAGTATCAATTAGCTGCACAATATCCGAAAAAAGGTGGTTACGAATATCGTTTATCTCGTTATCTGGAAGAACTTTTCAAGACTGCTCAAAAGTATCACTTGAACTTTAACGAGCTTCAAAAAAAGCTTTTTGGAAAAGTTTTTTACGAATACGACGAAGTTCCTAAACCAGTAGCTTTTCCTATACCTGATGTGCCAGAGAAAAAAGCCCAAACAGTGAGAGTGACTGAAGAAGAAAATTATCCTACTGTTAAGTTGCCTGAAATAGAAGTAGTTGACACCAAGATAAAAGGCAAGAAACCAAAAGAAGTGGTAACGAAGAAAGTTGGTATTAAGCAAACTGAGCAGGAACCACAAATAGAAAAAGTTGAACATGCAGTTAAAGAAACTCCTACTATGCACGAGGAGAAAGTTCAAAAGACTGAAGCAACATTGCCTCAAAACGAATTTCAGCAGTACATAAACCAGCTTGACGCTATTAACAAGCAAAGAAAAGAAATAATGGACAGAATTGACAACTTGATTAAAGACACAGACGAAAAGTTGAGAGAGTATTACGACGAATACGAAAAAAAGATGGAAAAAGTTTTAAATCAAAAGATGCCTGATGCTCCTACTTATCAGGATGTTATGAAGGTTCACAATGGATTAGAGGCTTTAACCAGATTTATTATTCCTGCTATTGTTACGATTGTTGCTATGCTTCACCCTGGGGATTACGGTGAGAACATAGTAGCAGTTGATAAGATGTGGCAGGCTATAAGAAACAACGACCTTCAGCGTTACAAGTTTGCTTTACAGGATTGGCAGAATCAGCTAAAGAAGTTTGAATACGAAGTTGAAAAAGGAAAAGCAGAAGCTGACTTAATTTTGCAGAGAGCCAAGTTTGAAGAAGGCTTGTCTAATAGAGAATTGAAGCTTTTAGAAAACAAGCTTAAGATGTATAACGACATGCAAGAGCAGGCATTGAATCGTTTAAAGCTTTTCAATAATCTCTGGAATATGTGGTACAACATACTTTGGAAAAACCAATATTTAGATGTACTTAAAACCAATGCGTTATTAAAAGGGAAAGGGCTAGAGTTAAGAGAAAAAGAGTTAGGAATAAAAGCAGCAGATGTTGCAAGTAAAGCTAAGTACAGAGAAGAAAGATTAAAGCTTTTAGAACAACAATTAAAAGAAAGAGCAAAGTATCACGGACTAAGATTAGAGCTTGATAAGTTTAAAGCTATTTTGAGACATGCTAAAGATCCTTATCAAAGAATTGAAATTTTAACTAGAGCTTTGCACGCTTTAGAAAGTGGACAACATCCAGTAGGAAACTTCTTGCAATTTTTACAAAATATGAGTCAGCAACAACCACAGCAAAATCAGGTCAACAGTGTACCAGGTGGTACTAATCAACAAGCTGAATCAAGCGACATTAAGAATCTTTTAAAAGAGATGATTTACGGTGAACTTTTTAAAACTTTGAAAGAAATCAAAAAACAGAGGTAAGCTATGAAAAGACTTTGGGAAGAAGTTAATCCTGAAGTTTCTAAAGAAAGTACTAACATTTCTAATAGTGCTGACTTACAAGTTAGTCAAGCAAGTCAAAGTTTCAGCAAAGGAATCTTGACTGAAGATTGGCACATAGAACCAAAATCTGAAGAAAATCAGAACAAGGACTTATTGGAAGCTCAAAAGTTGCCAGAGCACTTTAGTATCTTTGGAATGTTAAAAGACTTGTCTAAAACTGCCGTAATGTTAGGATTTGGTTCTTTAGTAAAAAAAGGAGTTTCTACTGTAGGAAAGTTTTTGCCTGGGGAATGGTGGCTAAAGTACGGAATCAATCTTGCTGAAGACCTTGCTTATGTTGCTGGACTCTACGGAGCTGGAAAAGTTTTGTTTAAAGACCAAGACATTCCTGAACTCGTAGCAAGCTTTGTAGGCTGGGAGAAAGGCTTTGACATTGGTGAAAAGGTATTTAAAGGAGCAGAATTTCGTTTGTTAAAGAGTTTTGGAAAGGTTACCGCTGGAGCTATTGGTTCTGCTTTAGTAGAAACTGGATATGGTACTTTAATAGAACACAAACCTTTTAATCTTTATCAAGAAATTAAGAACGAGATTACTGCTAACTGGGTTCTTAATGGTGTAGCAGAAGTTGGTAGCCTTTACTTTAAAGGTTTGGGGAAAGCTATAAAGTTTACTGGCGAGCAAGTTGCTAAGGCTAACCCAGAATTAGCAGAAGCAATGACGAGAAAAGTAAGTGCCTTTTTCAACAAGATGACACCGAGTTTTCTTTTAAGGTTTATGGCAAAAACTTCTACTGGCTTAAACTTTTTGTCTAACTACGCTAACATTGTTATTAAAAAAGAGCTTGAAGACTTTAGAACCAAGTACGAAAAGCCGTTGATGCACTGGGCTGATGTAATGGACTTAACCAGAATAGACGAGGCTGGTGGTTCTGTAATAAACCCGAACTACTTTAAAAAACATGTAGCAAACTTCTTGTTAAAGAAAGAAGAAGGTGAAGCCGTACCTTACTTGTTTTTTGAGTTTATAAGAGACCCTGATGTTCCTAAGCATCCTTTTTACAAGAAAGTTATTCCTAAGCTGGAAAACAGGTTAGGTATTTCTTATCAGGAATTGAAGAATAGGTTAATGGAAGAATATCCTTTATTGTTTAATCATCCTGAAAATTACCTGTACAAGTTGCAGAAGCAAAGTTTTGATTACTTAAGAGAGAAAGGATTATTTGACGGCAAGGCTTATAAGTTTGTTAAAAGAGTAAGTGAAATAATGACACCAGAAGAATTTTTAAACTTCAGGAAAACTTACGAGTACTTAAACGAAATTGACAAAGTGAAAAAAGACTTACAAAAAGAAATAGACACTTTAAAAAGCCAATTAGTAACGGCAGTAACTAAAGACAACAAAAAGTTGATTGAAATTAAGTTACAGGAGCTTAAAGAAAAGGAAAGCAGATTAAACGAATTATTAAAGGAAATAAGAGAAAAAAGAAAAGACTTTATAGCAACGAGAAAAAGATTAAACGAAATAGCCAAAAAGTCTGGTTTTAAAAACATTGACGAATATCTGAACAGTGAAGTAGGCAAAAACTATGTTACACCGCACGAAGCAAAGTTAGCGTTTGACAAACAAAGAGAAGTAGTAAACGAAGCTTACCTGCCGAGAACGCTGTTAGACAAAAAGTACATTAAAGACTTTCAAAACAGGTATAACTTATCAGACACAAATTTTGCAAAAGACTTGGAAGAGTTTTACGAGTTTACTGACTACATGTTTAGAGCTACGATGCCTACAAAAGAATTAAAAAAGAGAGAGTACAGATTTTTCATTGACTATATTTTTAGCAAAGAATTTCCAGAGCACGACATTTTTCCTTTATTAAAGCCTGGGGTACACTTTGAAAATGTGGTTACGGCTAAGTACACTTATGCACCATTTTTCCACAGATTGTTGGACTTTTTAAAGAAAAATGTTGATAGCCCTGAAAGCAAAATTTTCGTAGAGGTTATGAGGAAACATTACAGAGTGCCAGCAGTAGCGAGCAAAGCTTTGACTGACGATTACCTGCAAGCTTTTCACAACATTGATAACTTGTTTGTACACAAGAATTTGTTAGATACGATAGTGCAATTGAAGTGGTTTGCTACTGGAATGGAAGGGAGAGCGTTGTACAGTCCTTATGTGCAGAAAATTTCTCCTTTAATGAAGATAAACACTTTGCTTAAGAGTACTGCATTGCTTTTTGGAATTATTCACTACAAGTCTCTTGCGTCTGCTGCTTTAGCAACGGGGTTTAGAGGAGCGTTAAAAGAAGCTGCGTCAAAGTTGTTTAAGCCTTACGAAGGAGTTCTTGAAGACCAGAAACAGCTTCTATGGAGAATATACAAAAAGCTAGAAGAAGACAAAATAGAAGTTCCGCTTACGATAGGAAACATAATAGACGAGAACAGGTTCTGGAAGACTTGGCAGGCATTAGAGGAAAGTGATAGTACTTTGAAGAAGCTAGCTGGAATTTCGTTAAAAGTGATGAATGAATGGGAAAAAAGTTTGTGGCACAAGTTTTTTACTACATTAGCATTGAAAAGTATTCACGATGTTTTGTACAATCCTGAGTTTACCAAGACGGAAAAAATAATGATGCTAGAAAAGTTGAACTCTCTTTACGGTGGTAATCCTGAGTGGTTTGTTATAACACCTGAAAGTAGAGCAATGATAAAGCTTATTGCTTTTGCACCAGATTGGTACTTGACGATATTTAAGCACTTCAAAGGATTCGTAGAAAATCATCCTTTATTTGAAGATTTTTTTAAGAAGATTTTCTTTTATCACTACTTGTGGGCTGACTACTATTCTCGTAAGCTTTACGGTGAAAGAGTAGTACAGAGGTTTATGCAGACATTGAATCCGTTGGACTTAGTGAGCGTTCCCGTTTACTCTTACAAGAATGGTAGACTAAGCGTTAAAAGGTTGTCCCCTATTGGTTTTGAGATTGAAGGAATGGAATTTGTTGGATTTTTGCCTTTATTGGATGCATTTTACAAGGCTAAAGTGTACTCTAACTGGAATCCGTTTTTTATCTTTAAGAATGTATTTTTAGAGTGGGGCAAGTTTTTAACGGGCAAGATGTCTGCATTTTTGAGAACTTTTGTTGACCTTGCTAACTTCTTTTATAGAGCTAAAGATTACGATGTGAAGTCAATAGATTCTTTAAAGGATGTGTTAGCAAGTGTACCTTGGACGGTATTGCCTGCACCTATTTTCGTTACAAAGCTGGCTTTGTTGGAAAACGAAATTATTTCTGGAACGAGAGCAAGGTTTGACCCATTAGAGATGGTTATACTTTCTTCAGTAGGAACGAAGTACTTTACTGAGGGTACGGTAGGAGATATTTTAGCAAGAAAGTTTTTGAAGCCTTTTAAAAACGATCCTGATTATGTGAAAAGGTTAAGTGCTGATTTAGAGCTGGTAGTGAGGTTGAAAAACTTAGCGTACAGTTTAGGAATGGCGCCGAAACCAGCGTCTTTGAAAGGTATTTACGAAACGCTTGCTACAGGGATAATTAATCATAAGTACTTAAGAGATCTTGACAAATTGGCAAAAACAATAATAATGTATAAGCAGGGAGGACAGCCTTTAGAAGCGGTAGAGGAGCTTTACAACGAAACTTTAAGAAAGATGTATGAGGACTTGAAGGGTACTTATTACGGAGTAGCAATGAAGGCTGATCCGAATTTGTGGAAGTACTTAGTGCAGGTATTTAACAGAAAGTTAGCAATGGAGCTTAAAAAGGAAGCTCCAAGTTTGTTAAAGTGAGGTTCAGATGCCAAAAAAGAAAAAAGCTTCAGGTACTGCCAAACCAGAAGAGATTCTCAACCAGCTTAATCTTCTCACTAATAAGGTTCTTGAAAAGGCAATTGATTCGTTAGAAAGAGGTGAACCTTTAGATAAAGACTTTTTTGCAATGTATCTTTTAACGATAGATAAGACGAAAGAAGTGGTTAAGGTTAACACCAAAGCAGACTTTGGGAAGAGTTTCTTTGACGATGTAGAGGAAGACTTAAGTTTGGTTGAGGAGAAACAGAGTCTATTAGAGAGCTTCTTGAACGAAAACAAAGACAAAAACAAAAAAGGCAAAAACAAGTAAGGAGGGGAGGAGATGAGGTTTTTAATGGTGGCGTTTCTTGAGAGTGGGATTTTGCACTTTATTTTACCGGTGTTATTTGCGTCAATTCTTTTCGTGTTAGCAATGTTTTTTAACGAGGTAGCACTTCCTTATGTACTTGGATTCTTTGGACTAGAAATAGTTCTTGCATACTTGGTTAGAAAAAAACACCTTGGAGGAAGTGTGTATGGAACCACACGAGGTAGAGATTTCGGAACTCAAAATGAAAGTGTCGAATCTGGAGGGCAAGTTGAATGGCAAGACTGAGGTCATAGACGACCTTAAAACACGAATGGCTTGTATAGAGAATAAGCTGGACAAGTTGTTTTTATTGGTACTTTCGGAGTTTATTGGCGTTATTGTTGGGCTTTTGTTTTTCGTACTGCACCACATTATTAAGTAAGGCAATGCATAAGGGGAGGGATAAATGGCATTTTCAGTGTGGGAGGCACTGGAGAACATATTGGAAAAAACAACGGAGGTTTCAGAGGAAAGAAAAGAACAGGTCGTTCGAATATATAACAGTTTACGGCTTGACCGACTCTACAGCGAAAAGCTTCAAGTATTCCTATTAGCAATCTTCTTAACTTTCGGTTCTCAAACCTTTGACGGTTGCATAGTTGCTTTCAACAAACATCCGAGCTTTAAGTGGATAAGGAAAGAGGGTAGCGAGATTGATACCTTTGTTAAGCGTGCCAATATGGTTCATCCTTATAAGGCTCTTATGATTCTCATGCACGCTTTACTCGTTCAGCTTACTCCTAAACAGCTTTACGACTTTAGAGAAATATTGACAAATCTACTAAAGGAAATAAGTTAGTAAATATATGAAGCTACTTGAAAAGTTTTTGTTATTCTTAGCTAATAGTTGGGTTGCTACTAAGGACTACGGTTTAATCAAACTGCATCCGTCTAAGCTTTTTGGTTCTCAGAAAAAACTCATAAAGGACATATTTGAAGAATTAGCTAAAGGTTCAGCAAGAAGAAACTTTGTTATTCTTAAAGCAAGGCAGTTAGGAATAACGACGATAACTGAGCTTATTGACTTGTTCTGGGCACAAATCCATAAGGGAATTAAGATTGCTTTCTTGTGTCAGGATTACACGATGAAGCTTCACTACAGAAGAGACTTAGGTGTTATTTATTCCAGCCTGCCCAAGCACTTTAAGATGCCTTTAGTAAGCGACAGCAGAGAAGCTTTGGTGTTTAAAAACGGTTCTTCTATTATGTTCTTTCACGAGCCTAAAAAAGGAGCTAAAGAAATTGTTAGAGGGCAGGCTATTACCTGTCTTCACTCTACAGAAACAGCTTTCTACGAAAACTTTGAACGAATAAAGGGTGGCTTGCTTCCTGCGTTATCAGAAGAACATCCTGCAAGGTATGTTATCTACGAGAGCACGGCTAATGGTTTTAACCACTTCTACGACTTGTGGCACACTGCTGAAAACGGTGTTACTTATAAGCCAATATTTCTTGGTTGGTGGTTAAAGGAAAGCTATCGTATTGACCCAGAAAAACAGCCTGAACTATGGGAAGTTTACTCTTATCGTCCTAATAGAGATGAGCGTCTAAGGATGCAAATGGTTAAGAAACTTTACGGTTACGAGCTTACTCTTGAGCAGCTTGCTTGGTGGAGAATGAAGCTGTTTGAAGAGTTTAACGGTGATGAGGAATTAATGCTACAGGAATATCCTTTTACCGCTGAAGATGCTTTCAGGTATACTGGTAACCAGTTTATTAAACCACAGGTGTTAATGGAGATTAAGAAAAACATACTTGAGATTAAGCCCCACTATTATCTCGTTCAGTTTCCTGACTACAACATGATGGTCGTTAGAGACGGCAATTCAAGGAAGTACAACTTAAAAATATGGGAATATCCTGTTAGAGGAGAAATTTATTTCCTTGGAGCTGATCCGAGCTATGGTGCTAATCCTGACAGCGACTTTGCCTGCGTTAGCGTATGGAGAGTTGACTGGCAGGAAGACGGAGCAAAACTAGTGCAGGTAGCAGAGTTTGGTGAAAGAGAGTGCGATGTTATTAACTTTGCTAAAGTGTGCTTGTGGCTAACGACTATTTATAACGGAGGCTATTTTAACCTTGAAGTTACTGGTCCAGGGCTTGCAGTTGTTAGAGAGATTGACAGATATAAGGCAAACAACTTCAACATTGGTGAAATAAAGGTAATGAGCAAGCGTCCTGAAGCTGAGCACTTGACCCAGTATGTCAGAATGATTAACGAGTATGTTTACTGGAGAGCTGATAGGCTTCGTCCCGGTGGTGGTGTTAGACACTTCAAAACTATAGGAGAAGAACGAGTAAAGGGGCTATTCTTGCTTAAGTCTCTTATAGAAAACAAGGTAGTCATTCCTCGTTCAGACGACCTGTTAGAGCAGCTAAAATACATGAGCATAGACGACAGCGGAGTTCCGAGAAGTTTTGGTCCCAACGACGACCTGGTCTTTGGAGCAATGCTTGCAGTAGAGTACTTCAATCAGATGCTACCTTATCTTCCTAAAAGGAAACAAAAAGAACTTTCAAGACAGGAAGCACTTCAGAACATTGCCAAGTCTGTATTGATACAATAAAAATGACAAGGCGGGCAGGATTCGAACCTGCATCTCTCGGATTTGGAATCCGAGGCTCTACCAATTGAGCTACCGCCTTAAACCCCCTCCTGTGTTTGTGAGTGGAGAGGCTGTTCTGGGTTGTAATGGGCATGCCCTTGGGTATAACACGGTGCACCGTGGGAGCTCCAGTAATAATTATACAACAATTTTATTTTTCTTCAAGTTTTTCGTCCATAATTTTGTCATACATTTTAATCCAATCGACTTTAGATTTATTTTTGTTTTTATAACAAAATTTGTAACAAAATGGGCAAAAACTCATCCAAGGTGCTAATACAGACCCACATTTTGGACAAATCCATCCTCTTTCTTTTTTTTTCATATTCGATAAAGCCACCATAAGGTTTTGTTAAATCAAACCAACACATTTTATTTCTCCTTATTAATTAATTCTTTAAATACAAGAAAAAGAATACAACTTTGTTTTTCTTTATCATACCACATACACAATTCTTTCCAACAAGGATTAAATCCAAATAAAGGGCATCTCATTACTTCCATTTCTTTTATATGCTGTTCAACTTGCTCAACAAAAGTTTTAGCCATTTTTTCTGCTTTAAAAGGATTAAGTTTTTTAAGCAGTTTTATTTTTTTCCTCCTTAATTTCTCTATAATTAACTACATCGAATCCAGTTTTTTTAGCAGCTTCCATAATAAATTGCTTAAAAGCATCTTCCATTCTTTGAGCTATTTGCCATTCATATTCGTTAGCGTCTTCTCTTTTAAGTAAATTTAAAGTCATTTTTAATTTACACATTTTTTCATCTACTTCAATGTTTAATTGTACTTGTACCATTTTTATTACCTCCTTAAAATAGTTTCGTGGATTATTTCAAAAGACCTTTTTAGCTGGTCGCTAAGATTGTACAAAAGGTCTGTATAGGCAAAGAAGAAACTTGGTCTGTTATCAATCATGTTGTCGTTTAGCGTGTCAATTATTTTTTGCAATCTTTCTATTAAAGCGTTTGCTTCTAAGAAAAGATTAAGGGACTCTTTTTGCTCCATAGCTACCTCCTTCTATTAAGAATTTTTTCAAGTTCTTCGTAGTTCTGTTTCCAGTACTTGCCAGTGTGAAGCACTTCGTTGTCTCTAATAAAGATTTTGTAATCATCAGCAGGAAGAGGAAGAAAAGACTTGCACATGGTACACTTGCTAACAATAAAGTTTTCAACTTTGTCGCTGACAAACTGAGAAACCTTGCCGTCAGGATTGCACACTTTCCTAATGAAGTTGATAACGCTTATCTGCTCGTCCATCCATAGTGACGGTTCGTAACAACGAGGACAAATAAAGTAAAGACCATCTTTAAGCATTTTTTCCTCCTTTTGTTGTTTTAGTTTTTCAATACTTATTTTTAGCCAATCTATTTACATCTCCTTTACGAATTTCCCGTCAACCATTTTGCCTTTTCTGTTTTTGATTTGTTGATAAGCGTAGTTAATGCAATCTTCTAAAGACAAACCGTGCATCTTAGCAAGAATAACAAGCGTAACAAAAACATCACCGATTCCATCTTTAATTTCATGTATATCTTCTGTATACACGCCTTTCCACAATTCTTGAGCTTCTTCAAGCATCTTGTCAGCCTGTCCTTTTTTAGTACCTTTTAAAAAAATACCACGCTGTTTAGCCCATTTTAAAATTAAGTCAACATACGCTTCAATCATAGCTCCCCTCCTTATTTTGTTTTTGTATATTGGTTAGGAGTTTCTATAACAAAATAATCAAAATTATCCATATATATTGTTTTTTTAGCTTCAATTATGTCAAAAGCAATTATTTCTTTTTCTTCATCTTTTTGCCAATTCCAGCATAGCGTTTCAATTTCTTCTACTGCTTCTTTTAAAGTAGTTGCAGGAACTAAAAAAGTTTTAACACCTAATCTTCCATCTTTTGTCCAAAATTCAACTTCAATCACATAAAAATAAGTCGCTAAAATCCATTGCTTTTTGTTAGAGATTATAGTAATCATAGCTCCCCTCCTTTTACATTATTTCTCTTATGCTTGCCTTTATTAAAGCTCTTTGTTTACATCTTGTTATAGCAACAAATGCCATTCTTCTGTTTTCTTCTAAGTAGGTCAAGTTTTTCTTGTTGCCTAAAGAGTGAACATAAACCACATTGTCAGCTTCTCTTCCCTTGAACTGATGCACCACTCCTACATAAACATTGCCTTTAACCTTATTGAAACTACCCTGCCAGATTAATAGAGGTACTTGCTTGTACTTCTTCCACAAAGATTGAATCTTTCTATTGCCTATTAATCTTAATCCTTCTAAGCCGGATTCTTTGTAAACTCTTCTAATAAAGGAAAACAAAGGGTCTTTTTGGACGATAGCTTTAGGAATTTTACCAAGAATTTTTTTACCGAGTTCTCTGTAGTATTCTGGGTCCAAACGGTTCTTGATAAAGAAAACACGGTCAATGCTGTTGGCAAAAACCGTGAATGCTTCCCAGGGCATCTCTTCTAGGTATATCACTTTCTTGGCATACTTCAAGTAAGAGTGCAAACGCTTTGAATAAAAAGGCACACCGTAGCCGTTTTTAACGACGAAACCTTCGTTAAGAAATCTCAAGCCTAAAGGCACGACTGCTTTGGAATAGTTGACGATAACGAAAGTATCACCTTCTAAAGACACTATTTCAGGAATGATTTCTTTTAAAGAGGTGAAGTACTTTATTTCGCCGCCTTCAGTTCCAGTCCAGTCATAGCTAATCCTAACGGTGTTTCTGTTAATGATTTGCTGGCTCAACCTGACGACTTCGTTTGGTACACGATAGGACTTGGTGAAAAAGACTATCTTATCGTGCTTGAAAAGGATAAACATTTTAGGGTCTGAGCCGAAGCTGGAAAATATTGCCTGATTGGGGTCTCCTATTAAAATAGCTCCTTTCCTTGCGTTAATCTTGTTAAAAGCTAAGTGCCACATAATAGGAGTTAAGTCTTGAGCTTCGTCTATTACCAGCCAGTCAACGGTCTTAGTAGGTACGATGTCTTCAACCATACGATAAAAGAGCTTGTCTACAGGAACATTTCTGATAAACATCTCAGAGGCTTGAATGAAGCGTTTAAGAAAGTCAAGGTCAATGTCCTTGTAATAAGAAGCTCTTTGAAGAAACACATCTAAAGACACGAAGCTGTTAAAGTACTGCACTAGAAACCTGAAGTAAGTATTTTCTCTAACGGCATCTCTGATGTTGTCTGGAAGCACTATTTTAAACTCAGCTTCAAGGTAGTTCTTGAGTTTAGCGTAGTCCTGAATTTTGATGTCTTTACTAAAGTATTCTCTAAAGGTGTAAGCCCTGACTTCTTCCTGATGAGCTTTAATAACGGTGCTTCTAGTCATTGATAAGAATAACACTTCGTCGTTGGGTTTGATGTTTGCTATTGGATTGGGTTCTCCTTTAAGGGCTTTTATTATCTGAGTCGTTTTTCCTGATCCAGGGCAACCAACGACTTTGATTACTTGCATTTTATAAGCTCCTTTTGAAGCTCTGCAAATTTTTCTTTCCTGATAACAACATTTTGAACGCTGTGAGTTTTCATAATAGCAAAGTTGTACTTCTCAACCTTTTCTTTTAGCTTCCTGTTAAGCCTATCAAGTTCAATGTCTGCTATTGGTACTACACCAGTTCCGTTTTTAAGAAAGTGCAAAAAAGTTTCTAAAGACATAAGCAGGTACTCGTAAGGCATAATCATATAAGCAGTATTTCTCTCAATAGGCTTGAAAAAACACAAAGGGCTTCTATACTTCTTTCCTCTAAACGCAACATCTCCTATTAACTTTTTACCGTTAGGAAGATACACTACAATATCACCTTTGAATCCTCTTGCATTACCAGAACAGGGAACTCTTTCACACTTGAAGCCAGCCTGTCTAAATAAGTCTCGAATGTGATACTCGTGGTATTTGTACTTTTTGTTAGGCATACTTCCTCCTTTAGAAAGCGTTTTTTGTAATACACTTAACACCAATGTTTGACAAAAGTTTAAGTCCTTTTAAAGGGTCGTATTTTGTACTAGTACAAATTTTGAAACACACATCAGCATTGGCTTTGCTCGTTTCTGGAGAATGCAAGATGCTGTTAAGAAACTTATAGAAGTCGTTTGCAATAAGATAACAACTTCTATCAGGTTTTAACGCTTCCCAATAACAATAACTAAACACATTGCTTAACATTACACAGTTTTGAACATTGTTTAAGTTAAGACCAGTATAAACATCGTAAGCTCTAGCATTAACGCTAAACAAAAATAACGCTAAAGCAAATACAATTAACCCAAGCCTCCTCATAGCCTCCCCTCCTTTATTAATTATTTTGCTACTTTACTTAATCAATTTATCTAGTTTCTTTTCTCATCTGCTCAAGTATTCTTCTTATCTCTTTTTCAAGGCTGATAGGAAGAATGTTTTTAAGAGGACAATCCTCAGTAGCTTGAATCTTGTTTAACACTTTCGTTACCAATGTGTCAACTTTTGCTATTTTCCACTCTGGAAAGGTTACTATCATTTGTCTTATAATTAATTCCTCGTCGTCTATCAAGCCTTTTTCGATGTCCTCTTTAGTAATTACCTCTTCCATTCTACCTTCTACTACTTCTTTTTCCTGCTCAGTTAGTGGTCGCTGATAGAAAGTGTCGTCGTTTTCTTTAACCACTTCAAAACCAAGTTTTTTAACGAGAATGTTTTTAACGATGTAGTCGTTCAAGTACTGCTTGTAAATTTTAAGTGCAGACTGGATAAGCAGGTGAATTGCAACCTCGTTTAGCTTAACCTTATCTTCCTCTACCAGCAAAGTAAATATTGCATAACGGAGATTCTCGTAAAAAACTCTTCTATCTCTAGTGAAGTTAGTGGTGCTTTTAATAACGACAAAGTTCCGAATGATGTTAACATACTCGGGTCTATCGTAGTAATTATTTAGTTTTTCTCTTAAGTTATATTTATCGTAAAGATATTGCCAAAATGCGTAAAAGTGCCCCTGCTTAAGAAGGACGCCGATGTCAATGCCAGCCCTTGAACAAAAAAGCTGTCTGAACTTAGAGTAGTTTATCATGTCTGCTGGAATTTCTATCTTGGTCTTATTCGTGTCTATCAAGAAAGTTAATCCTCTGTGAGAATAGAAGCAGGAGATGTCCCGGATGCCGAGTCGCTCTTCTATTATCTTGTAGCTATCTTCTGTTAGATCAAGGTCTTTTAGAATGTCGTGGACATAATTTTCTCTCGTGATGTCGTAGATGGAAGCAAGCTCTCTTTCAGGGTTAATGTAAACGATAAGGTAGCAACCTTCACCGTGCTTGGGACAGGTATAGAGCTTGTAGCCGTCACCCTCGTGTATCTCTGAGGAAAGTTTCTCTAATAAAGGAAGTTGAAGAAAAACCTTGTGACTGAAAACCTTTGGCTTGATTACGATGAACGGGTCAAACAGGTAGCCGTAGCGTTCGATGAGGTTGGGATAGCGTTCAAGCACATCTGAAAGGTGCATCACTTGAGGCTTCCACAATCCAAACTTTCTTGCTATGATTCTAACCATCTTTTCTGATAAAGGGAAAGAAGGAATACAAATGTAGTAGCCCCTGTTGGTCTTGTTGGTTCTTTTCTCGTAAGGCTTGATTACTTTGCTCTTGTTAGGGAAAAAGTCTGCTTTAAAGACGAAACAGGTTTTGGTAGGCAAGTCTTCGTAGTGTGCGTCCAGCATAAACACGGGTTCCTTTTTTGGTGCATTATTTTCTTGTTGCATCATTATTCCTCCTTTAAATGTCTTTCGTTGAGTTAAGCAGTTTGACTCGTTGTCTGAACCACAACGGAAAGAAGCTCTTGCGTTGCATATAGAGTTCATAAGCCCCACCGTCTAACACATAAGTGGTGCAGTAGTCGTCCTCACTTCTCGTGCCTCTACCAGAGCCCTGTACGAGGTTGATTGCCTCTAAGTAATTATACCATAACTCCCCTTTCTTACCAAATGCGTATAGCTTGGTCGAGGTGTACTTGTCAAGCCCCGGTTTTGGACTCTTGACAAAGATGATAAACCTGCAAAGGTCTCCTTTAAAGTCAAAGCCTCTCACTACAGCAGGGCTGATAAGAACAGCGTTTTTGCGTTTCTTGAACTCTCTTAGTACATCGTAAACGCTACCACCTTCGTGAAGAATAACCCTGTCTTTAAATGCCCAAGCAATTTTCTTTGCACGGTTGTAGCTAACTGAGTGAATAATTCCTCTTTCGTTTGCGTGTTTCTTGAGAATTTTTTCAATAAGGGGAAGAGTGAGTTTGTCAAAGTAGTGGCTTTCGTTTTGCTTGGTTAAGATAGGAAGGGATTCAAATAGCAGGACAGGGCTTCTTTCAGGGTCAAACACGGAAGAGATTTCTAAGGAAGCAATGGCATTTAAGGGGACATCGTAAAGAAGGCTGAACATAATTCCGTCTGGCAATGTAGCAGATGTTAAGACGAATTCTTTTCCTTTAACCCAGAAGTCTTCTGCGTAGTACTGAAACTTGAGCCAGAAGGGTTTAAAGTAGAGCTTATCGTGTTTCTCGTCATAGTAATAGAACCAGTTGTCCTCCCAGTCTTCTTCAAATGCATAAAGGTTCTCTATCTTTTTAAGCAAGCTTCTATAATAGTTGATGGTCGTAACTTTTCTCTTACCAATGTTGATTTCTTTTTCAAGCTCTGCCAAGCGTCCTTTAACGAAGTCGTATAACTTTGGAATAAAGTCAACGAAGTCTTTTATAACTGTTTTCTTAGACGGTCTTTCTTTAAGTGCTTTGGGTAGCTTGAGTTCTATGCTGAGAAACTTTTCTATCTCAGACAGAAGCTCGTCTGCCTCGTCACAGTAAATATTTCTCTGTCCGTGTTTATTGAAAAAACTTTCAGGCTTGTTTAAGAAAACCTGGTAGTTGACGCAAGATTGCTTGCTTCTAAAGACTCGTTCAACCTGTTTCCTGTAAGCACAGTCCTTGCAGTTGATACGGGGGCAATGCTCAACGCTGGGATAGTAGTTTCTAATGCATGGATAGTTAGCTTTTCCCATAAGGATAGGAATCTTGTAGTCTCGGTTAAGTTGTCTTTGAAGGTCTTTAGTAGAGCAAACATACCAGAAAGCGTCGTTATACCAAGCAATAAAAGGAACCAATGACTTGCCACATCCACAAGGAGCGTTAATTAATTTAACTGGTTTCTCGTTGTTAATAATAAAGGAAACGATTTTTTTCTGAGACTTCCTTAGCGTGTACTCTTTGTTGTTTTTTAGTATTACTTTGTCGTTAATCATTCTTGCCTCCGCTAATCTTTACTTGCTTCTACCTTTACAACATCCAACATAGCCAAGCAATTCAACACCTTCACTCTTCTTAGCTTTGCCTGGCATAGCAATGCACTTGCTGTTCCCCACTGCACCTGTCCTTCACAATTCAATGTTTTACTGAACCATTCCATTTCTTCTCGGCTCTTAGCCTGTCCCTGCCAAAACTTTGCTAAACAGTTGAACACCCAGCTCAACCATTGCGTCCCATACGGTTCATTGCATTTCCTTAACGCTGCTTTTTTTTACTCAATGCCTTTACTGCACTTGACCTCACATTACTTAACAAAACCCATTACAATACTTGGCAATTCACCACCCTTGCTCGTCTTATTGCGTTGTAACTTTTTCTAAGAAAGTAAAGCACAAAGTACTTTGCCATTACTCTATCTACAGCAAAAAAGAAGTTCCAGCCTCTTGCCATAAAAGAAATAATGGAGTTAAGCACGACCCTAAATTTTACATCGTTAATGGAATCAATAAGCAAGTCGTTAAAAGAAATACCTTCAATAAGGATAGCCTTACAAATGTAGTTTTTCCCTCTTAACAGCTCTTTTTCAAAGCGTTCTCTGTGGTTAGTAAGGCAGTTTTCAAAGTCGTTTTGTTTCTTGCGTTCTACTGTTATCAGGTTCTCAAGTCCTGCTATGGAGTAGTCACCTACATCAAGTTTTTTCCTAACGATGGATAAGTTCTTGGTAGTAGCAAACAACGGGTCGCTTTCTCTAGTGTCCACTATAAGTGTGAGTTTCTTTTCTTGCCACTTTTGAACTTCTGCTTTTAACAACGGCTCTATTTCGTTGCGTAGGCTTAAGTGCTCAATTATCATTTTTATTCCTCTTTTAGAAGTTCTGGATTGTCATAAATGTTACCTATAACTTCAAGTTCTTCACTACCAAAAGAGCATAACAAGTCTGTCCATTCTTCATCTGTTAGCCATTTTTGAGCACCATCAACATAAAAACATCCGTTAAAGAACTTAACAACTCCTGTTCCATACCAAGTTTTAAGTATGTCCCCTTCATAAATTTCTTTTCCGTTTTTGTCATACAAACCAGTAAACTGCCCTATTGTTTCTGGAATAATTTCATGCCACTCATCTTTATCAACCAATATGTAATATGTTCTCTTCCAAGCCTCTTCCTTTTCCCAATTTTTATCATCAATCAACTCACTATCTTCCAATAAAAAACCGTACTCCCACTCATTTTTATCTTTTCTTTTCCCTCTAAACTTAATTTCTCGCATTATTTCCTCCTAAGCGGGGGCACAAGCCCCCTTAGAGTTGCTTAATCGTTAAAGATGTCGTCGGCTAACTCGTCGTCATTAACTTCTGGCAATGCGTCTTCTTTCTTAGCAAAGTCAACTTGGGTTACATTTTGATAAGTCTTTCCGTCTTTTCCTTCAGAGCTTTCAAGAAGCACTCTAATAGGACGCCCAGGAAGATACTTCTCGAGTTTTGGATAAAGTTTTTCCCATCTACCGTTAGCAAGGTACTTTTCAGTAAATTCTGAGACAGTCATTTCTTTCTGAATTCCCATTTGCTTGTCTGTTCCAGTAATGCCAATAATAGTAGCTAATGCCCTCAAACCACCGTTTGTTTCAGGATTAATAAACATAGAACGCTCATAAACGAAAGCGTCTGCAATGATGCTGAAAACTACACGAATGCGTCTGCCGTACTCGTTTTCAAGAAGCTCCAAGCGTTCAATCTTGGCATCGTGCCATCCGTCTTCAAGTCTGCGTCCTCCGAGTACCTTGTCCTTGTCGTCAATAATCATAACACACCTCCTTTTAGTGGTTTTTAGTAGTTGTAGTCGTTAAAAAACTTTTCGTAACAAATGTAAGCAATAACGCCAATGCCAACTAACTTAAGCAGTTTCTTAAACATACATCACCTCCTTTCTATGTTCTCTTGTAAAGCTCTTTTACTGTTAGCTTGTAGAAAACAATGTCGCCTCTTTCGTGCATTCTTATAAGCTCGTCAAAGGTGTAAACTTTGTTTTTTGGTAGTTCAAGGTTAATTTCGATTATCAAAACTTCGTCACTATCCTCGACTTTTACAGTTTCCTTGTTGACTTCAACGGGCAATTTAGTTAAAGCTGCCACTATTTTTGCAGTAGCCTTGTTATCAATTGCAGACTTGAAGTCAATCTTGCCAAACCACTTGTGCAATGTGTCGTCAAACTCGTCAAAACCGATTTTGAACAGCTTAATCTTGCACGGGCACATAAACATACTTGGGCTTAGTGAGTTAAGTAAGTATTTCATTTTAAGCCTCCTTTGATTTATATTTTTTAGTTATAGAAACTAATACACATTGTTTACGCTTTTCGTCATACCAAGCACATGCATATTCCATACACCAAGGTTCACATTTAAATCCTTCAAAATCTTTATGTTTCCAATATGCTTCTGCAGCAATTTCCCAAGCCATCAGTCGTAAAGGACACCATTTTTTCATTACGCACCTCTTTTTTTTGTTCTTTCCAGAATTTTATAACTATGGAACATATTAGTCCAATTAGAAATTCTTCAAACTTTAAAGGAGACATTAGTCCTTTCCTTTTTGATAATATTTTTGATTCAAATTCAAAATTTTCTAAAGGGACTTCAAGCCCTAAAATTTCTTCAAATGAAAGCTCGTGTAATTCCTTATTTTCACTTTTAGAATCATTAGGATCATAAGCAAAAATGTATCCAGGATAAAGCCAAAGAATTTTGTATTTTCTTTTAGGTTCGATTTTGCTATTGAATAAAAAATTAATGACTTTTTCTCTATCCCATTGTGGAATAGGGTGCAAACATCTTGTTTCTGGGCCATTTAAATTTTCAGTTTTAATTAACCATTCTATTATGTTATCAACATAATTTTTGTTATCTTTTTTTATTTTTTCTAAAAATTCTTTCAGAATCACTTTTACCCTCCTTTTTCTTCCCACATTTTTACTAACTTAAAGAACCCGTAAGCCTTCTTAATAGCAGTTTCTTTATCCATTCCAAGACACATTCCGTAGTAAACAAGGCACTCAAAAAGAAGTTGAAGAAATATCGTTATGTCAAAGTGTTTCCCTAAGCCTTCTTCGTAAAAGGCTAAACTAAGTATAACTGCTTCTTTAATGTCGTAATCAGGTTTTTTGATGTCTTTAATCATCTGTCTTGCTACATCCAGAAGCGTCATCGTTTTCCTCTCTTATTTGCTGTGCTTTTTTAATTTCTTTTAAGAAAGGATTAACTTTTTCGTTCATTTCTTCTTGCGTTTCTGTTAAAAATTTGCAAAAATCACAGATAAGTAATCCAATTTTCCCTAACCAATCAGTACCTTTATCACTATAATGTTGCAAGGCTTCAATCATATACTTTTTAGGATTTTTGTTTAATTTTTGAACGATATAGTAAAAATTTTCAATAAAGTGGAAAAACCATCCATTATGACACATAATTCCCATCTGGTACGCTTGCATAAAGTTTTCTAACAAAGCAAAAGTAAACTTAAAATCTTCGTCTTTGCAATACTTTTCAATAATGTCTGTAGCTCTTAAATTAAAATAGCCCAATAGATTTAATAAAGCCCTGCAATAATCGTCAAAAGTTTCTTGGTGATAGTAAAGTGGATTCATTACTTACCTCCCTTTATGATTTTTATTATTTTGCTCAAATCATAAGGAAAAGCTTTTTTATCCAAGTTAGGACCCGTCCATTTGGCAACAAAAGTGCCGTCAGACTCAAAGTAAACTGCAGGTGGATAAATGACCTTGCCATCCTTAACACGAGGTCTAACCAAACCAATGCAATCAAACCAAGCAGGATAGCTCTTGTTAAACTTCTCGCCGATAAAGTTAGGAGCACAAGCAAGCTCTACATTCCACTTAGGATTGTCAGTAGCAAGAGCAATTCCTACGACATATTTGCCTTGCTTGACATAATTGCCCATAAAGGTGGTAATACGATTCATCCAAGAACCGATAGCACCGTAACCGGACAGGTCGGTTCTAACTAGGTTGACGAGTTTTCTCTTAGAAGTGTCAAACACTTTTGCTTCAGCAGTTTCTTTTTCAATTTCAGTTAAAAGCATAACATTGCACAGGTAGGTCATGCTGTCAATAACGATAGTCTGGTAATCTTTAAAGGTGCTGTAGTCTTCCATTGCACGGATAAAGTCCCAGAAGTCTTCAGGCTCAAAGATGTCAATGTTTCTGTCTTTAAGAATGCCAGCTACGAAAGAAAGGTCTCTTGGCTCAAGCATCACATAAGCTACTGGTTCCGGTGCAGTTAGCAAGGTAGTCGTGGTTTTCCCGACTCCCGTGTCTCCGTAGATTAGAAAACTTATCCCTCTGTTAACTGAAGTGATTTTACTTTTTTTCATCGCTACCTCCTTTTAAAATTTTTCTACACCCTAACAAGCAGTGCGATGCCTTTGCTCTGCTTAACCATCCTTACTTAACCTTTGCTTTACAGCATCCTACCTGTCGGCACAGTACCGTTACTTTTTTCTCACCTTTAACTTTACCTTCCCATTGCTTTTAATCGTTACCCCACCATCTATCAATTCCCACTTAAACCTTCCAAAACCACCGTTCCTAAACTGAGAGATGCCAAGCAAGAAACCATAATCAAGCATTGACTTAATTTTCTCAAAGGTAAGCTCCTTATTTTCAATAAGCACAAGCTTGATTTCGTTAGTCGTTACTGGGTTTTCTTCGCTTGCCTTGATACGCTCTGAAGCTACGAGAGTAACACGCTCACCCTGACGGGTCATACCTCTTAAAGGGCGAACATAGATGTCGTCTGGTTCTTTAATTAGCTCGCCGTTGCGATAAAAGTGGATGTGGTTAGGAAAAACGAACAGGAAACAGTCAATCTTTTTCTTGTAAGCTTTAAGCGAAAGCTGGTCTTTAAGAGCCTGAGCAGCACTCTTGAAAAAGCCCTTAACCATAAAATTAGGAATGTAAATAATTCCGTTCTTGTCTCTTCTAAAGTAGGTCATTCCAGAGATTTCTTCGTTTTCTGGTGTATCGTAATCTTCTTCGGTGTAAGATTCTTTAGCAAGTTCTTTGGCTTCCTCTAGTATGTTTTCGATTTGCTCTTTTACTTCCTCTTGTTTCTTCTGAAAAAACTCTTTTTGTAAAAGCTCTTGGCTTGGTGCTGTTCCAAGTATGTCGCTAATAAAGGTAAGTTTAATCGTGTGCTCTAAGGTTTTGAAGTTCATAACCTCCCCTCCTTTAGATATGGAATTTTATGTGCAAGCTGTTCGTTTCTTCGTTCACCCAGAGTTCTATTTTTTGCACTACTAAAGTTCCGTCAATAACGCCACCTATCCACATTCCATCCTTGTAAATTCCCGTGTATGCTTTTATGCCTCTAAAGATTTTCATAGGTAATCTCAAGTCGAGCTTTTCTAAAAATACCTCTAAGGTTTTTAAGTCTTGCTTTATGTTAAGTAGCATCTCCTCGTTAATTTCCCATAGCTTTTTCATTTTGTCTCACCTCCTTTTCAATCTTTGGTATGAGGTGCCTTAATCTCCAGACGAATCTTTTAGCCAGCTCTTCTTCGTAAAAAATCTCAGACACCTCAAAAGCGTCAATTGTAGGAGCAAGAAGGTCGTCTTTGATTTTTATAAGATACTTTCCATTGCTCGCTTTAACGACTTCTGCTATCATTATTCTCCCTCCTTGTAGTTATCTCCGTAATAATTAGCTACCATATAATCTTCATAAGTAACACCATCAACCCAACCTTCACCGTTGCAGAGGTAACACTCTGGGTCGTCTCCGTCACACTCAGGACAGCGGTGTAAAAGTATATCCTCTTCACTTCTTATTAATTCCTTTGCAAAAAACATGGTACCACCTCCTTTTTATAAGGTTGTATAACTATCCAAAATTTTTGCATAGAAAAGTTTCAAGATGCCATCTCTGTGAAGTGCGTAGTACTGAATGTCGTTTAACTCGTTTAGCTCTGGATAGTCAGGGACTTTTACGATTAAAAACTCGTCTCCCTTATTAGGAATTATTGTAGGTTCGTAATTATGCTCGCAAAGATTAACGGTTGTCAAAGCAAAAACAACCCTTTTAATAAGGGAAGAATGAATGCAGTGCTTAAAGTCGGATAAATATTCCCACTCACGGAGTCTTTTACTAAACTGAGGGATGATAAGAGAAACGATGTTACACTTATAATGACAATCCTCTAGGAACTCAAAAAACTTGCTGTCTTCTATGAGATACTTCATCTTTGCCTCCCCTCCTCTTATTTGATAAATATACCATAACTTTTCTTATTTGTCAAGTAAAATTTTAGCAAATTTTTCAAAATTTTCTTGTCTTTTTTTAAAGTGGGGATGTTCTATTTCAAAGATGTCTTCTATGGTCTGGACGGCTTGGCAGATGGGTTCGTAAAGGCAGGAACTGAAGGCACAAGCGTAAGACTTCTCAAAAAAACGGTACTTAAGACGGAGTAAGATGGTTTTATAAAGGACGGTTAGTTTTTGCTCAAGGGCTTCCTTATTAAACTCGTCACGGTGAAATCTAAAGCCCCAGAGTTCAGAGTTTTTGCGTAAGTAGGGCAAGAATTCACCAGGACGACGCTGTATTCGGTCTAAGAGTTTTTCGAAGTCTTCTTCGTTTTTGGGCTTTTTTCGGTAAACAGGCAAGAGGTAAAACCATTCAATATTGGGAAAAAGCAAGGAGTAAAACTCAAGTTGCTCTTTAGCCCAGGATTCCATGTAGATAGAGCCTAAAGACTTGGTAGTAAACTTAATTTCTCCTATCCAGCCGTCGCCGAGAATGTCGGCTTTTCCGATTAGAGTAAACCCCTCAAATTCTTTAGTAGCTTCTTGCTCGTATTTAACATTATCAGGCAAGACGGATTTAATAAGGTCTCGGTAGGCAATAATAAGACGGTTTTCGATGTAAGAGCCTTCGAGGGAACGCATAAGATCAACTCCAAATTGCATTGGATCGGGTAAGATTTGAGGCTCAAACAAGCGTGACAAGAGAAATTTCATAGGACACTTATAAAAATCTCTTATTGCTGAATAGCTTAATTGCAACATTTTTGCCTCCTTTATTCTGATGGTATTATTGCAGTAAAAATGTAGTATTTTTGTTCGTTAATAATAAGGATTTTTGTATGTACAGGTTGAAAAATTAAATAAGCTTCAAGTTTTTTGCTTTGTTTTACTTCTTTTTTGAGTTCTTCTAAATTAACAGATTCAAAAGTTTTAAAATTTCTTATGTTTTTATCAATAGACAAATTTAAAATTTTCATTACAGCTCTTTTATTAAGTTTATAAAAGCCTTCGTCAATTTTGGTTGCTGTAGTATGTGAGGCTTCTACATACAAATCAACTTTTTTCATTTTTTTACCTCCTTAAATGTGATTGCTTTATTGCTACATACCTTTAGACAATTAAGACACTTGACGCACTTATGTTTGAACCATCGAGGTGGATCGTGAAGGTTTGAAATGTGAAGAGCGTCGTGGGGACAGGAGTCAACGCAGGAAAAACAGCGTATGCATAACGAGTCTTCAATCGTGCGTGTAAAACCCTGAAACTTGTAGTCTTCTTCAGACCAGAAACACATAACGACACCTCCTTTAAAGGGATTTTAACATTTGTTCGTCTTTGTGTTTATCGTAATAATAGTCTATCAAGTCAGACATGGAGTCTTCCCTGGGTGGATTGTCTGGAATTACTTCAAATTTTATGATGTTTTCGTTACTTGTCCAGGGAATGCAGTGCTTCTTGCCACAGGTAAAACACTGGAACGGATGCAAGACTGCACCACTACGAGCACGGAAAGGCTTGCCAACGAGGACACCGATGTGAACACCGTTAAGTTTTGAGCGTCTCCAGGTTATAGTACACTTAATTTTTTGACCTGGTTTTGGATACATACACGCCTCCTTATGGCATTATTATTTTTGCTAATTTTCCGAGCAATGTAAGACCGCAAGGGTCTTTAATTAAGCTCCAGACTAAAAGCAAAAGTAAAACCAATAACACGGGTAAAATATCGTTAAAGCGCATAAAAGCCTCCTTAACTAAAGTTTAGTTTCTTCTGAAAAATATACACATAAAACACCTGTCCGTCCTCTGTTATGTCCTCGTAAAATTCTACTAAGTGGACGGGTAGGTTGATAAGTAAAGATTTTTTAATGGGATTTTTGGATTTAAAGAAGATGTAAAACCCTGATGTTGAAAGTATTTTGTTTAAAAGTTGCTTAAGCATAGTGCCACCTCCTTTTTTTATTTTTTAGAAATTTCAATGTAAGGATAGATGTAAAAACCGCCTTTTACATCCCCTCCACCGTAAATCCGAATGCACTTTTTGGTTTCTATAACATCACCGCTTCTAAAAGAAGCATACTTTCTCGATGTAAAACCGAACTTAAGTCCATGTTTTTCTGCAAATTCACAGGCTTTTTGTTTATTAAAGCCTCTACCGTCAAAAACTTCTCTTTTAATTAACTCAATTAATTGTTTTGCTTTCATTTTCTTCCCTCCTTTTTGATTTTTTTCTTTTTCATTCTACAACTAACATTAACCCAAAACTCCATTTTTGTCAAACTCTAAAATCCACCATTAACACTAATTATCCCAACAAAACCAAACCTAAGCTCTATCTTTCTAACTTTTTCGCTATTTTTCACGATTTTTACACCAGCTTCAACCCTTTGTTGACTAAGTCACTAAAGAAAAGATAGTTGAAGTCTAACCCCTCATTTATCTTTAATTTTCGTGAAACCCGCATTATTTCTGGCTTAGCAGGAATTTTTGAGGCTTAATAAAGCCACCTTTTTGTAAAAAACAAAGTTCTATTGTAAAAAGATTTCGTTTTATAATAGCAATCGCGCAAACAAGTTTTACAGTGTTTATACTACCTCAAAAATTCCGTGGAACACCGATGAATTCTAGGGTGCACGCTCACGAAAGTCGAGGTGTCTATCGTGTCACTTTTCTAAAATTCGTGTCTCCGTTCTAGCCCGCATTATTCCTAGTATTGAGTTCTAATTGTAATTAAGATTCAGTTTCAGTTTAAAGTGGGGAATTTTTACCCAATTCTAGGAAGTGCTGATTACATCTAGGGTGCACGAAAATCAAAGAAAGTAACACATAATTCTATGGTTACAGTGATTCGTGACACGCTTCCGTGGAACACCGATGGTTCCTTGGATTGAGCTTGGTAATTCTATTGTTTAGTGAAGAATTTGGTTTAGTTAATTAATGGATAAAGTAGATTTGCTGGGAGCTAGGGCTGGTGCTGGCTAGATGGGAATTTATTTTTGTCAAGAAAGGCGTGGAACATTTCTCAGTTTTTGGAGCTGGAAGCCGTTCCGTGGAACACGCATAAATGCTGGGTTTCGAGCGCTGTGCGGTCGCCGTGCCTTTTGACGCCGTGTTACGAACCAGCGTGGAACACTTCTGGTGGCACGACCCTATCATAACGGAGCGATTGAGACTCAATTGCGGTGTTACTCTTGGTCTGCTTTTATATTAATGTTGAGCTTAGTTAGTACTTACTTTCGTTTTATTGAATGGGGTTTTGGGTTTTATGGGGTTTTTGTCTTTATTATTTTTTTGTTTTTTCTTTAATGGGTCTTTCCCTTTATTAATTTTGCTTTACTAGTTTTTGCTTTAAGCGTTTCTGAAATTACCCTCTAATAGCCCCAGATTTGCCCTTATTTGCCTTTTAACTTTGCGGGCTAATGGTTTATACTTGCCTTAATCTTAAAGGGCCTTATAAGCCAAATTTGAGTCTATTTTCCCCTTTAGCCACCAGACATTTTGTTTGCACTCGAGCCTTTGATTCTCAGTCGCATTCGCAAAAGCATTCTTGCTCGCTTAAGCATTCTTACCTTGCCTTGATTGAACGCTTTTGATTCTGAGTCTGAGTCGCAGTCGCCTGGAGCAGGCGTTGGAACTTTGGCTGGCTGATGGATGTGGGCTTCACCTCTCCCCCCCCCAGGAGAATTTTAAACTATGCAAAGAGGGGTTGTTAAGGGGAGAATCCCCTTAAACTTGACTAAATAAAGAAGTAAGCTAAAATAATAAAAAAGAGCGCGGAGGGGAAGTGTATGTACATAATCAAGAATCCGAAACTGCTCAGGGCGGTTGACAGGTTGATGCAGGTAGCGAGTGGTGAAGTAAAGCCTCAGCGTGGTAGAGGTGGTTTGGGAAGTGGAAGGTTTGATGTGTGTGTGGTGGACTTGGAGAAGGGTCGAGTTGGAGTAGAGGATGTGTTGAAGGAGAGAAAAGAGAGGAAGGGGTAAGAGGGGATGGATAAGGGGAGAGAGGTGAAGGAGAAGAAGGTGCGGTTTTTGGCGGACGAGGAGGTGTTATATCTCGTTGAGCAGTGTTTGCATGGTGTTGATGAGAGGCGGAGGTTGTACGAGGGTTACTTGCGGGATTACTTAAACAATCGTGAGCAGAACATGATTTATGTGTTTCTCAATGCAGTGTTGTCGCTTATTTATTATCCTGACAATGTGGTGTTTGACATAAAGGGGAAGTACAGGTTTGCGGATGCGATGGCGGAGGAGTTGAAGACTTCGTTTTATCGTGATGGGCTTGACCTGTGGCTTTATGGTGTTATCACGCTTGGGTTAGTGCTTGGGTCTGTTATTGTTAAGAGTGTGTGGCGAGATGGTCGTGTTAAGCATATTCTCGTTATGCCTCACAACTTTGGTGTGTTATACGAGGACATGGATGAGATTGACAGTCGTTCTCAGGTAGTTTGTGAGGTTGCCTATCTCCCTTATCGTGAGGCTGTGTGGAAGTTTGGTGAAGATGTGGTGCAGGCTGGAAAGATTGAAGGCGATAAGGGTCTCATTAATGGTGAGGGTTTGCTTGGGATCGTTTTAACTAAGGCTAAGCAGGCGTACCTTGAGCGTCCTGAGATAACAGGTGAGCCGAATTACGAAGAGATATTACAGCCACATACAGGCGACTATGTAGAGGTTAAGGAACTATGGGTGTACGACTACCATTTAGAAGACTGGGTTGTTTATCAGGTAATTGGCAGTCAGGTAGTGCGTCGTTTTCGTAATCCTTACTATAAAGGTATTCTCCCTTATTCGAACTTTACTGCTAACGACATTCCGAACTATTTCTGGGGTCGTTCTGAGATTTACTACTTACGCAACCTTCAAAAGAAGATTGACGAGTACCAGAGGCTCTTTGACGAGAGCATAAACCTGCTCAAGAATCCACCTATACTCGTTAACGGGCAGGTAGCTGAAGAGGTAGCCGACGAAATCAAGCAGAAGCTTGTAACACCAGGGGAAATCGTACCACTCCCGTTAGTAACGGGAGACATTAAGCCGTACGAAAGCAGGCTTAGTCCTGACATAGTGCTTCAGATATTCCAGAGTTACAAGAACCTTTTTATGGAAACTTCTGGATTATCTGAGATACTATTGGGGTCTTCCCTTAAAAATGTTCGTTCTGCTAGTCACGCTCAGATACTTGCCAACTTTGCTTCTGCTCCTCTTAAGCAGAAGGCATTGCGAGTGGAAGCCTTTATCGAACGCTTGATGACCACGCAAGCCTACTACACGATGCTAAACGAACCTAATTTATACGACCCGGACGCAGACTTCATCGTCGAGGTTTACGCACACACTAGCTCCCCTATTACGATGATAGCCTACCAGGACATTCTATTCGAGCTAACCAAAGCAGGCTTGCTACCCGTTGATGTCCTTATTGATGTACTTCCCATTCCACAAAAAGACCGAATAAAGCAGTACATAGCAATGAAAGAAATGATGGCGATGCAACAAGCCGTCCAACAGCAACAGCAGCCTCAAACGAAAAAGGAGAAGAAGTGATTAGCCCAGGAGCCAGCCTCCCCTCCACCCTGCCTCCCTCTTCCAGGTGCCACCTCCTCTCTGGGCTTCTGGGCACCCATTTCCAACCACCAAGCCACCAACCACCCAAGCAAAGGGGGGGGGTTGATAAGGGGGTACTCCCCCTTATATTGACTTTTTCTATTTTTGTGCTATAAAACTTAATAAGATGCTTGGCAAAGAAGCGAAATGCTTGGTGACGGTAGATGGGGTTACGGCGAAAAAGCCGAATAACGAGGTTTCATGTGCCAGAGCCGTTGTTTATGAGAAGACGCAAGAAGTATAACCGAAAGAAGAAAAGCCCAGCCCAGCCGAAACTAACCAGGAGGTAGTTGAGATGGCAAGAAGGAAGCACAGGAAAAAGAAAAGAGGACGCAAGTAACTAACCTCTGATGAAAACGGCTGGGCTGGGTGTTAAAAGTTTAGATAAAAAGCTGAAAAGGAGGTTTAGCAAATGGCTCATTTTTACATTAGCGACAATCAGCCAGTTAATCCCGTTAGTGGTGATTTTTGGTTTAAGCCTAGTGATAACAAGGTTTACAAGTTTGACGGTTCAGCGTGGAACGAGTTAGCTGGATTGCCTATTGACTTCAGTACATTATTTTCTGGAACGGTTCCTATTGAAGGGTTGGTATTGGCTTATGCATTGCTTGCTGATACTGGATTGCCAAGTGCAGTGAAGGCACACTTTGTTAAGTCTGCTGCTCCTACAGTTGGAACTGGTGGAGTTTACGGTGCAGCGGTTGACATTGAGCCTGCTGCTAACAAGTCTATCTTGCCCTTACAAGTCAAGACTTCTACGGCAGGAACTTTTGGTACAGGTGAAACCGTTACTGTTCGTGTTACTGCTACTTTCAGTGATGGTACTACTGCTTCCGTTACCAAGACTCACAGTGCAGCGGGAGACATCTGGTTTGCAGAGGCAGACCTTGCTGGATTGATGAAAGACGGCGCTTACATAACGAAGCTATCTGTTGACGCAACTTCAAGTGCTGCTACTACGGCGGTAATTGCAAGCGTTGATGTGTACGGGTTGCAGGTATAATGATTGGGCGTGTATTTTGGGACATAGAGCCGTTATTTGAGAAGGCTGTACCGAAAGTAGTTAAAGAGCTTGTGTGTCCTGTTTGTGGTTTTGGCAACTTTTTCTTTAAGCACGCACACGCATTCAGGAGAGGAGCAGGGCAGTACAGGGTGGACATAGCGGTTAAGTGTGAAGCGTGTGCATTGGTGTTGCAGTTTGGGGTGCACATAAGTCAACACGAATACGAGGCTTTGGTTAAAGTTTGGGGCAAGCAAACGCTTGATTACAACGATGTTGGGCACATTAAAATTGAAACAGGAGGTTAACGATGCCTACTATAGACGACTTGAGAGCAATAGCAGGAAGTGAAGCACCAGCGGGAGCAGAAAATGCACCAGAAACACAGGCACAGGAACAGGCAGAACCAGCGCCAGCAGGAATGCAGATAGGAGCACCTGCGGGTGGCGAAGAGATGATGCAGGCTGGTGTTAACATGCTTGCCAAAACTGTCGTAGCCAATGCTATCGTTTCCTTAGAGGATGTTATTCCTCTTATTGGTTCTACTTCTGACTTAGGCAAAGCTATTGATAAGGCAATCAAGTCTCTTTCCAAGCATGTGGACAAAGACTTGATTGAAAAGATAAGAGCTACCAAAACACAAATGACTGCTCAGGCGTTAGGTGGAATAATGGGTGGAGGAGCACCTGCAGGAGCACCACCAGTTGTATAAGGGGGTGGTGTAAATGCCGTTTTATAACATTAACGACTATCTTTTAGCAAATCAAAATTCTGCACCAGTTACTATTCTTGACGATAATTTTACTTTTCTTAAAGATAGATTAATTGTTGGTTCTGGTGCACCGACGACTACTCCAGAGCAGGACATAGCGTTTTATCTTGACACGAGTACCAATCCGTGGACGCTGTATGTTTGGGACAAAGTTTCTGCAAGTTGGGAAAAAACTCAGGTTAATGATTTTACAATTCAGGGTACCGTCAATCTTGTTAGAAATGGAAATTTTTTCAGTTGGTCTAATGGTACATCTGCTGCTCCTGATGGATGGAGTTTTACGGCTACAGGTACGGCACCAAGTGTGAGCCAGGATTTAGATGGGAGCGTCAAGCTTGCTGCTGATGTTGATACTACTTCACTTGTTTTTAAACAGACTTTTGATACTGTTAATGTTTCTGATTTGATAGGAAAACAAGTTATAGCTAAAGTAATTGCAAAGACAACTTCAACCACAGCCGTAGTTAAAATTAATGATGGAATAGGAGCTACGAGTGTTGCTATTCCTTCAACTGGTGTTAAAGAAGAAGTTGTAGTAAGGCATACTGTTAACGCTGGAGCTACGACGCTTGAGTTGTCAGTAGAAGACACAACTGCAAGTGTAATAATCAATGTTTATCAAGCAAGCTTAAACTTAGGAAATTTAATTTTAACTTATCAAGAAAATCCACTCGATAGAGCTTTACAGGCTATACATTATCAAGATAGTGCTGGTACTAATCATGAATATAGAGGGTTGCGAACTGAAGCTGGTTACTATGTTTTTACTAACCCATTAGCAACTTATGTTAACACTACAATTACATTTCAAAAACCTTTTAGAAAAGTATTGGCAGTTATGGTTGCTTGTGATGGTGCTTTTCGAACAGCAAACATTGCAGGAGCAGTTGGAGTTTCTAACAGTGCTTTTGGTTTGCAAATTATTTCAGTTGATGGTAGTAATTTAAGTGCACAAACAGCTACGACTAATGCTTGGTGGATAGCGATAGGAGTTGATTAAATATAATAAGGAGTTTTTATGAAAATAAAAAAAATTATCCAGCAACCTGTTAGTTTTCTTGAATTTAACGGACAAGTTAGTTACGATGCAACTACTGGTGAAATAATAATACACGCTAATAAGTTCAAAATATTTGGACACGAAGTAGAATGGACTGAAGACGAAAAATTTGTGCCACAAGAGGACGATAGAGTTTACATTACAGACCAAGGTTTAATACTTGTTAGAGATGAAGTAGATGTTGATTTTTCTCAGTTCAAACGCTACGATTTATTCGGTTGGGTGGAGAAAGACTATCAGACAGGTGAACTTGTTTTCAAGTATATAGTACATCCACCAGTTAGTAAGGAGGAAAACAAGTGATAGTGTTTGAAAAAAAAATAGAAGACTTTAAGTTTGAAAAAATAAAGCAATTAAAAAAGATAGTTCATAAAGCGTTGCAAAAAACAGATTGGATTGTTATTAAGTGCAATGAACTTGGAATTGATCCAAAAGAAAAATATAGTGTAATAATGAAACAAAGAGAAAGTTTAAGGAATTGGTGCAATCAAAAAGAACAAGAAATTAAAAATGCAAAAACAAAAAAAGAATTGAAAAATATAGAGCTTAAAATACCAGATGAGTATTGCAAACTGGTTGCTGAAATTATGGAACAGTAAGTTGAATCCATTAGGAAACTACGATGACCCGATTCCACCTGAATGGTGTTTTCAGAAACATGGAAAGCTTGCTTATTTCTACTGGTATTTTATTCGCAACCCCTTGCACAACTTTACACATTACTGGATAGGAACGATGGGTAGTCCGTGCTGTTGGAATGTTTTTTGTCAACATAAATCTTGGAATTTGATTTTGCCTTTTTTCTCTTATAAAAATCGTTTTTTTGAGTTTTACATCGGTTGGCGTCCTAAAGGTGAAGGTGATTATAGACAAGTTTTTGGGATTGCATTTAGGATAAGAAAAAAATGAAGTTTGAACTTTTGTTAGAAGTTTTGAACAAAATTCTTGACTTTTTGCGTTCTTTTATTAAAACGCAAAAAATAAAGAACGAGGAAAAGAAGTATGAAAAGATTCACGAAAATCCTGATAGTGAGTTTGCTAAGCATTTTGGCAGTAAGTTGTATGATGACGCAAACAGTACCAACAGAGATGATGCCAGCAAAACCTAACTTGCATGTGTATAAGTGGAAAAATGGAGGAATTTGTTTAAATAGACAGGATACTGAAAATCTGTTAAAATACATAATAGAGCTTGAAAACTGTTGTAAAGCTTGTGCACAATAACTATAAGGAGGTTGAAAGATGCCAGAGCAGACGCAACAGGAAGTTAAGAAGTGGTATCAAAGCAAAACTATTTGGGCTAGCTTGATTAGCATTATTGCTATTATTTATTCATTTATTACTGGACATCACATTTCCAGTGAGACACAGCAGGCAGTTACTAATAATGTTTATCAGATTGTTTCTTACATTGTTGCTATTGCAGGTGCTATTGGTGCTATTATTGGTCGTTTAAAGGCAGACAAAATAATTAAGTAGGAGTTAAAGATGCCCTGGAAGTACTTTAAAAAAGACGAATTTAAGTGTCCTTGTTGTGGGCAAAACAAGATTAACGACTTTTTAGTGGAAAAACTTGACATTGCTAGAGATATTGCTGGAGTACCTTTTATTATTAGTTCTGGTTATCGTTGCACAAAACACAATGCAGAGGTTGGTGGCAAGAAAAATTCTGCACACTTAAAAGGACTTGCAGCAGATATTTATGTAGAAGACGACGAAACCAGGTGGAAAATACTTGATGCATTATTAAAGGTTGGTTTTAATAGAATAGGTATTGCTAAAGACTTTATACATTGTGATATAGACGAAACTAAGCCTAATCCAAGGATCTGGTTATACTGATGGCTACGAAATACTATCGTTACAAAACAGGAAAGTATGTTAGGCAAGAGTTAGCAACGAGACGGGGTTGAACGAAGCAGTTTAGAGTAGTCCCAGTGCCACACAAAAAGGGACGAAAAGTTTTAGTTTGTATAACTAGAAAGAAAGGACCGAGAGGTGGAAGAACCAAAGCAGTAGCATTACTTAGAAGCTTAAGCACAACTAAAGGCAAAAGGCTTGCTAAGAGGGCAAAGGTTAAAAGAGAGCGACGCAAAAGGAGGCGATAACGATGGCTAAAAGAGGCAGAAAAGCTAAAAGAAAAATTGCTCAAAAAATTAACAGGGAAATAGAAAAAAGAGGAACTAAAGGCAGCTTCAGGAAGTGGTGCAGACGACACGGTTTTAGTGGTGGAACTGCTGCTTGTGCAAGATATGCTTTGAAACTTTATAGACGAGGAAAAACAAGTAGAAGCATAATGAAAAAAGCAAGAACTGCTTTAGCTTTTGCTTCTATGAGAAAAGGTAGAAAGAGAAAGTAAACGGGGATCTTAAAGAGGGTGCCCCCATTAACTTGACATTTTAAATTTTTATGCTATACAATTAAATTAAGGACAAAACTTAAGGAGGTTTAGTGATGGCAAGAAAGAAAGGCGTTGGGTTAAATTGGCAACAGGGGAAAGCAGTAGAGAAGTTTGACTATGAGGTGTCTACTGATAGGTGGGGAATTGACGCTAGGGCAAAGAAGAAGTTTGAACAGAGCAAGAAAGCACCTAAGATACCTGTTATTAAAATTGAAGTACCTACCAAGTAAAAAACTTGATTGAGGAGGGGAGGTAGTGATGGAGGAGATTTTTGGAATGGAAGGACAAGAAGGAATGAACGAGTTTCAGAAGTACAAAGAAGAATACGAGAAGCTAAAAGCTGAGTACGACAAGTTACAGCAAGACATAGCTCAGCTTTATGAAGATCCTGAAACGAGACCGCTCGTTAAGAAGCTCTATCAGAAGATAGCAGGAGTTGAGCTTGAAGACCCTGCTTATGCAAAAGAGGTTGAGGCAAGATTGAAGCCGTTAAAAGAGGAGCTTAAGGAAGTTAAGCAGAAGTTGAAACAGAAAGAGGAGAATGAGAAAAAGGAACAGGTAGTTAAGTTGCTTGAGGCTAATGGACTTGATCCTGAGAAAGATGCAGAAAAATTGGCAGAGTTTATGGCTTCAAGGGGAATTACCAATCTTGAGTACGGAATTGCTGAGTACAAGAAGAACCTCGTGTTACAGAATCGGCTTTATGGGAAGCGTTTTATTGACAAGTTTAACAACGAGGAGTTTTTAAAAGACCCTGAAGGTTACACTATGAAAACGGTTTCGCAAACCTTGAATAGATTTCTTGGAAGATTTTAAAAAATAGGAGGTGTAAACGATGGCTAACTTACCTACAATTGAAGTTGGACCAGTACCTAGTTCTTTTCCGATTGATGTAGCACAGCAGCAAACTCTGGTTGAAACCATAGCAAGGCAGACTAGCCCTGCTGTGGTTTATCATCAGTATCAGACATTTAGACCGTTTTTTAAGTTTTTGATGGCTAAGGCAAAGGTTAGAGAGTGGGCGGCAAACTTTCTTGAGATTCCAGTAACCGTGCCAAAGGACTACTCTGCTAGAGTGGGAACGCTTGACTTTGCTGGAAATGTGACCATACCTGCGGTTGATGTTGGCGAGTACCAGTGGGCAAGGTATCAGCCAGTAATCAAGGACATCGGAATTACTTTTAGTGAGCCTCAGATTAAGCTCTGGAAAGAGTCTCCTTACAGAATGATTGACGACATTAAGAAACAGCTTATGGATACTTACAAAGCTCTTTTTGACACCGTTTCAGAGAACCTTTACACTTCTGGTTACGATGCTACATTGACTCCACCTGCTTGGAACAACACCAAGTTTCTTGGTTTGCAGGATGTAGTTGACGATGGAACTACTGCACCAGACTTTGGTGGTATTGATAGAAGCACTTATACTTGGTGGAGTGCGTTTGTAGTTGACGCTACTACTTTAGGAGTTGCTGCTGGGTCTGAGTATCTTATAGTGCGTTACGCAGCAGCAAAGTACCAGAAGACTATTAAAGAGCCTCATCCTACTTTAGCATTCTGTAATTTTGGAACTTTTGAAAAGTTAGCTGCATCTATGCTTGCAACCTTGCCTACTGAGAGAGTTCAGTACACTACTTCTTACGACCAGATTGCTTCTAGAGAGGCAGAAACTACTGGAATCAAGATTGCAGATGTAGTGTTCTTGGTTGACCCAAATATTGACGAGGGAACGATTTACATACTTGACCCAGAGGCAATTCAGTTTGACTTTATTGAGGGTTACGATGTTGAGATGAGACCTTTTGTAAGTCTTGAGCCAGTAGGAAAGTTTGCATTTGCAAGCTGGCTCTTGTTTGGTGGACAGCTTTATTCTCAGAGCCCATACAGACACATTAAGATAACCAATGTGCCTTATGTAACCTTATAATTTTGATTGAGGGAGGGGAGGATGCTTATTAGGAATGATTGTGATAAAGACTTGATTTTAGAGCTTGGAGAAAAGACTTGGACTATACCAGCAAAGGATGTGGCAGATGTGCCTGACATCGTGGCAAAGATGTACTTTGGCATAGGGAATGTGGATTTGTCCACGCCCTATGCCAAGTATGTTTTGCTTATGAGAATAAAAGCAAGAAATCGTTGGTTTGACGAAAAAGACTTTGCTAAGATTAGTTTGGCAAGTCCTGAGGATGTGAAGAAGAAGTAGGGGACATTAATGTGGCTACAGGGCAGGAATATCTTACTCTTGCTAAAACATACTACTCTGTTGACCTGCCTGTTGGTGATTACACTTATCTTAATCTAAACGAAGCACGGCGTTATGTAAAAAAGCAGTTTCCTGACTTTGCTGAATACTCTTTTACCTATTCAGTAACTAGCGGGCAGAAGGTCGTTGAAGAGACCTTGCCTGCTAATCTTGGTGTTCTAAAGGTCTGGTTTGACGACGGCAATGGATTCTTTTACGAGCTTAAGCGTATTCCTAGGTTACCAGATAGTCTTGGCTTATATGCAGGTTTGCCTTACTGGTACTTTATAGACAGTGCCAGACAAAAAATCAAGGTTTATGTTTCTGCCAATGTTGACGGTTCTATTTATGTTCGTTATGTGCCTGACCTGCAATTGATTTACGACAGCAGTAACCTTGACACGGAAGATACTGACATTCTTGACAAGTACAAAGAGGCTGTAGCAATTGAACTTGCTATTAAGATGGCATTGTTTGACCAGCAGTACGACTTGTCTGCTTTCCTTTACAAGCTGAGAAACCGAATCTTTTCTGAATTGGTTGAGCTTTAAAAATGGCTAGGAAGTCTAGCAACTTTAATCTTTCTAAAGGAATAGTCAAGCACTTTGCTATCAAAGAGCCTCAAATTCTTGGAATGGTTACTGCTATTAATCCTATTACGCTTCCAGATGGCTATTGTCAGTTTTGTAACGGTTTTCCTTCTTTGACTGGTGCTTTGGAAGGATATTTAGAACCCAAGCTAGTTTACACACCAGACATTACTATAGAAAAAGCAGACGCATTTAACTTTGGTGACGATTTTTATGTACTTATTTGTAACTTTTCAAGTGTTGCTACTGTTAACACGGAAGTTATTAAAAACTTTTCTACGGTTGTTGGATCTTTTAATTTTCCCTTTAATGATTTTGACCTTTACTACGATTGGTTGCTTTTGGTTGGTGATTCTAATTTAGTTGCTCTTAACTTGACGAACGGTACCGTTAGAGATTTGACTTCTGAAGGAATTTTTGGTGATACGATAACGGCTTGGAAAGGTAGAATTTTCGTTGGCAAAGACGATACCATAACATATTCTATTCCTAATCCTGACCTTAGCAACACGACTCAAACGGTATTTGACACTACGGCAGGTGCTGGGTGGATTCAGATTAATACCAAAGGTGCAAAGATTAAGAAACTTTTGCCTAAAGAGGACACGATTTACATTTTCTTATCTACTGGTATTCACGCTTTATTTGGCACTACTATTTCTAATGACCCTCAAACATGGTACTTGACTGAGCTTAATTCTCAAATCGGTTTGCTTGACACGAGAGCTTATGCTATTAGCAAGAATGGAACTATTTACTTTTTAGACCAGGAAGGGCGTTTAAACAAATTTGTTGCTACTACACCAGAAAGAATTGACGACCTCGTTTACAACATTGCTCCAAGCCACAACAAGGTCGTTTTGTTTATATACGGTCTGGAAGAATACATAGGAAAGCCGTATTACAATAAGCGTTATGGTTTTTATTCAATAATCACTACGAAAGATAGGAAAAATTATTTTACTCAGCTTTTGTGGAGGAAAATTGATGCTGATGTTATAGATTACTTTGTTGCTAAAGGGAAATTGTATTTTGCTCTTAGTAACGGTATTTACGAGTCT